GAAGTTCTCACGCAGCGCGATTACAAGCTGGTCGTATTCGGCATCGGTTAAGATGAGTAGGTGCTGCGTTATGTTCATGATGATGCTTTTAAGTATAATTCAACTAATGATTTTATCTTATCCATATTTCCGTTATGTACATTAATAATGTATGCAAAATCAATTAATCTTTCTTTAGCGTATTCATCCATAACTGCATACAAATCTCTTTCAGCAAGATCGCTTCTGCTCTGTATGCTATAACCGCTAAGAAATCCGTGTTTCTGTGCAATTCGTTTCTTTATATCGTTCATCTCAGTAAAATATAACTCCCTTATCCTTACTATCAATCAGTATGAAGATCCTTTCGTTGCAGATAACATAGTATTCCTGCTCGTCATTCATAACAACATAAGTCCATCCATTGTCAAGCTGTTCGAAACTTCCGAGAACGTAGTCGAAGAAGAATACCTTGCCATCAGTAGAGATAGATACGTTGTAGTTCTTGTCGATGACAATAGTAGCATCACTATCCGCGTTCTGCTTGTTGATGAGGTCGCCTGTAGACCAGTCGGCTGTGCCTGTTGATAACCTTGTAGTGTTGTAGGTGCGCTGTGCTGATACTACAGCGGTGAAGAGCAAAAAGATTAAGAGTAAGTGTTTCATATTTGTAACATATTTAGATTATAATTGTTTATTTATGTGTTTATTTAATTCTTTATTAGCACTTATATTCAAAAGTTCTGCAAACCTACTCATGGTTATTTCTTCTCTTTCAAGCATTGGAAGATATTCTTTTATATCTGCCAATCTTATTAAGTTTAATTTTTCCATAATTTAAACAAAAAGCATTAAAATTGCAGCAATAAATAATCCTATTCCAAGACCAAATAAGAATTGATTTTGTATTTTTTTATTTGCATATTCTTCCATTATTTCTGCTTGCTGTGAAAAATCAACTAAGCTAATGAATTTTTTAGCGTTCTCAGATGCTTTTGAATCTATCATTTTTGACCTGTAGAAATCTTCCGCTAATTTTAATTTAACTTCTTTTGCTACTTTAGGATCTCCGTATTTCTTTAACCAACTGTCTATTATGTTCATATTTGTTACTTTTATTTTAGTTCTATGTTACTTTCTTATACTGGTGCTAAATCTATTTCTTTCCAATGACTTATATAAAATCTGTCATCTTCTGGATTTACCTCTCCATCTGATGAATATATATACCATTTACTATTTTCTTTTATACCTCCAATAAAAAACATATCAGATACTTTTTTTGTATTATCTCTTAAACAACATAATACTTCTGTTTCTTGATTAGGTATTCTATTTTTTGTTTCTATCCAATTCATATTTATCAATTTTTTTAATAACAATAAAAGCAATAATCTAACTTGTGTGGCATCTCTATACTAATGTATATATTTTTTTCCTTTATCCACTCTCTAAACTACATTTTATAAGGTTTATTATTGCTTTTATGATAATTCGTTTTTAGTCCTTGCTTGGTCGTATCGGTACTGTCGTACCGTTG